TACGGTAAACAAAAACAATCGTATGTATAAAATGAACACGCTTCGTAATGAAGTAAACCGATATGACGAAGAGTTTATTAAAGGTAATCGTGCATTAGGTGAATTAGGTCACCCTGATACGCCAACGATTAATCTTGAAAGAGTATCACATAAAATTGTTTCCCTTAAAGAAGATGGTAATACTTTTTATGGGAAGGCAAAAATCTTAGAGACACCTTACGGTCAAATTGTTAAGAATTTTATTGACAATGATGTAAGTGTTGGTGTATCTTCAAGAGCACTCGGTTCTTTAGAACCTCAGAAAGAAGGATATAATTTGGTGCAAGATGATTTGAAACTTGCTACGGCTGCTGACATTGTTGCTGACCCCTCTGCGCCAGGTGCCTTTGTTAATGGCATTATGGAAAACAAAGAGTGGATGTTTGTTGAAGGTCATTTCGTTGAAGCTGACTTTGAACAAGCAAAGAAGCAGATTAAGAGAGCATCAAAGGCCGAAATCGAAGATGTTGCTCTAAAATTATTTGAAAATTACCTTAGAAAACTTTAAATTTATAAATATTGCATAAAAGGAGATAACTCAGATGTCAGAGAACAAAAACCAACTTATGGAAGCAGCTGCTGAAGTCTTAGCCCAAAGCAAAGCAAAAGCGCCTGCTGAACCAATGCCTAAAGTTGATACTTCAGCTGTAGGAGGTATGCAAGACTTAGGTGGACCAACACCTTCTAACAATCAGCCTATGGGCGATTCTAACAAGATTAATGCTTCAGGTATGGCAAAGGATAATTCTGCAAAGAATAAAGCTAGTATAGCTACGAAGCCATCTGCCGCCTCTGCTAAGAATGAAGAAGCAGAAACAGAAGATGAAGTCATTGAGGAGAAAAAAGGTATGCCTCAAGGTCTTAAAGACTTTTTAGCCAAAAAGAAAGAGAAGATGAAAGAAGAAGTTTCAGAAGATGTCGAATCTCTTTTTGCAGAAGATGAAAGTGTATCAGCCGACTTTAAAAAGAAAGCATCTATTGTCTATGAAGCTCGTGTAAATGATCGAGTAACACAGATTGTAGAAGAAATTGAAGGGCAGTATGCCAATAAATTTGAAGAGGCTGTAACCGAAATCAAAACAGAATTAACAGAAAAAGTTGACGAGTATCTTAATTATGTTGTAGAGCAGTGGATGACGGACAATCAGATAGCTGTAGAGTCAGGTCTCCGTGCAGAACTCACAGAAGAGTTTATATCAGGTTTAAGAAACCTATTTGCAGAGCACTACATTGACGTACCAGAAGAGAAAGTTGACTTAGTAGATGAATTAGCCACAAGAGTTGAGTCTTTAGAATCTCAGCTTGACGAGGAAATGGAAAGAGGTATGGAGTTTGCCAAGGCATTAGTAACTGCAAGGCAAAATGAAATTGCTTCAGAAGTATGCGAAGGTCTTACCGACACTCAAGAAGAAAAAATCAAAACACTTGCAGAAAGTGTAGATTTTTCCACAGAGGAAGAGTTCAGAGAGAAGGTACAAACTATTCGTGAGAACTATTTTCCATCAGAAGTAAAACAAGCTGATCAAGAAACTCTAAATGAAAAAGTAGAAACTGATGCGGATAAAGTGGAGTCTAAAGATCCATTCGTAAATGCAGTTACAAAGGCTATATCACAAACAAAGAATTAATTTAAACTAAAAGTAGGAGAAAAAGATGTATCTTTCAGAAAATTTACAGAAGAAGTGGGAAGGAGTTCTTGACCATCCTGATCTACCAAAGATCGAGGACAAGTACAAGAAAGCCGTAACCGCTGTGGTTCTTGAGAACCAAGCTACAGAGATGGCGAAGTCTGGTCAAGTTCTTTCAGAGGCAGTTCCAACAAACTCTGCTTCTCAAGGCGATGCTGGTATCGCTGGTTTCGGCGGTTCTGCCGGTTCACCAGTTGCTGGTTTTGACCCAATTCTCATTTCACTAGTAAGAAGAAGTTTACCAAACCTTATTGCATATGACATTTGCGGTGTTCAGCCAATGACTGGACCTACAGGTCTTATCTTTGCAATGAGATCTAAGTTCGATACACAAGATGGAACAGAGGCTTTCTATAACGAGGCTAATACAGGTTTCTCTGGTGTAGATGGAGCTCAGCAGGCACTTGCTGCAGGTGGTGCTGTACCAACAGAAGTATTTACTGCTAACGCTGTTCCAAAGCAGGCGATGACTACATCTAAGGCAGAATCATTAGGTGATGGAAACGCTGCTAACACATTCCATGAGATGGCATTCTCAATCGAGAAAGTAACTGTAACCGCAAGAACAAGAGCACTCAAAGCTGAGTATTCTATGGAACTTGCACAAGACTTAAAAGCAGTACACGGTCTTGATGCAGAAACAGAGCTTTCTAACATTCTTTCAGCAGAAATTCTTGCTGAGATAAACCGTGAAGTAATCCGTACAATCTATCAAACTGCTGTACAAGGTGCTCAAGTGGGTACAACAACTCGTGGTAAGTTTGACTTAGATACAGATTCAAACGGTCGTTGGATGGTTGAGAAAGTAAAAGGTCTTGCGTTCCAGATAGAACGTGAAGCTAACGCAATTGCCAAGTTGACTCGTAGAGGAAAAGGTAACATGATGATTTGCTCAAGTGATGTAGCATCCGCTCTCGCTATGGCAGGTCTACTTGACTACAACTCTGCGTTGCAATCTCAAGTCAATCTAACCGTAGATGACACAGGTAACACATTTGCTGGTACAATGTTTGGACGCATCAAAGTCTACATTGACCCATATTTCCCAGTAAGTCAAACAAATGAGTTTGTCGTAGTTGGATATAAGGGTACAAATGCTTATGACGCTGGTCTGTTCTATTGCCCATATGTACCACTACAGATGGTCAGAGCAGTTGATACTGGTACTTTCCAGCCAAAAATTGGATTCAAGACTCGTTACGGTCTCGTATCTAATCCATTTGCTGATGGTACATCTGCAAGCACACAAGGTGCATTAACAGCTCAGACAAACCTTTACTACCGTTCTATTCAGATTGCTAACTTAATGTAATCGAATAGATACACCCCGCCTAGAGGCCCCTTGTGGGCCTCTTTTTTTGTCTCCGCTTTTTGTTATGGATAAATAACATTATGGCAGTTACAGATACAAACCCAATCAATCCAAACTTTCTACATCCGAATAAATTTATATTCTCGATGGCGAGAGCACCGAACTTACAATACTTTTGTCAATCGGCAACTGTGCCTGGTTTATCATTAGGTGAAACAGTATTCAATACACCATTTGTAGACCTGTTTGGGCCAGGTGAAAAACCAATCTATGACTTATTAAACATAACTTTCTTAATTGATGAAGATATGAAAGGTTGGCTAGAGATACATGATTGGCTTCGTGCTATGACTTTTCCAGAAAGTTATGAAGATTATAGAAGATTACCTAAATTAAACAAATTTGCCGATAGACCTAATTTTCCACAATTCTGCGATTGTTCAATGACTCTGTTTACCTCGGCAAACAATGCTAAATTTAGATTTTTATTTAAAGATGTTTTTCCAACAACTCTATCTACCTTTGTGGTAAACTCGGCCGATAGTCCAGAAGAGATTTTGACCGCAGATGCCACCTTTAGATTTGCCTATTATAATGTTGAAAAATTTTAAAAATTAGTGTATACTCCTAATAGGAGGCATATATGAACGCAGCTGAAAAAATATTAGAAATGTGGGATAAAGATAGTGAAATTGACCGAACAGAGCCTGGTAGAGAACTCACAAATGTACCCAAACTACACAGCAAATATTTAGCTATACTTTCAAAGCATAGATTATTGGCTAAGAGTGCCGATATAAAGTATGTGAAAATGAGAAGATTGAAATGGGAGTATTATACAGGTAAATTAGATGAAGAAGAATTAAAAGAGAGGGGCTGGGAACCATTTCCGTATGTACTCAAATCCGAGTTGAATACATACCTAGAGAGTGATGAAGATTTAAATAAGCTTGTAATTAGCAGGGCAATGCACCAAGAAATTGTCGAACTATGTACAGGTATTTTAAAAGAATTGAATAGTAGAACGTACCAACTTAGATCATTGATTGATTGGGAGAAGTTTATACAAGGTGTCTGATATTATATTACATAAGTTAAACGAAGCGTATTTACAAGTTGATTGTGAGGACCATTATGCGGTGGAACTATCTAATTATTTTACTTTTTTCGTTCCTGGTTATCGTTTTATGCCGGCCTACAAGTCGAGATTATGGGATGGAAAAATCCGCTTATTCAACTCAAGAAGTAAGACAATATATTCAGGTCTAGTACCATACATTAAAAAATTTTGCGGCGAACGAGATTATAAACTCGATATTTCTCCAGATGTTAATATAACACATTCACTAAGTCTAGTTGAGGCAGTTGAGTTCATAAAGACACTAGATTTGCCTTTTGAACCTAGAGATTATCAGGTTCAATCTTTTGTTCAATGTATTCGTAATAAAAAAAGACTATTGTTATCACCAACAGCATCAGGTAAATCTCTTATCATTTATATGATAGTTAGATACTTGATAAAGTTAGAGTATCAAAAAGGTTTGTTGATTGTGCCTACTACATCTTTAGTAGAACAAATGTATACAGACTTTCAATCTTATGGCTTTGACTCTGATAAGTATTGTCATCGCCAATATTCTGGTAAAGAGAAACATACAAATAACTTTTTGACAATCACAACTTGGCAATCTGTTTATAAAAATGATAAGTCATACTTTGAACAGTTTGATTTTGTCATGGGTGATGAAGCACACCAGTTTAAAGCTAAGTCTCTCACCACTATATTGTCGAATTGTATTAACTCTAAATACAGGATAGGAACTACAGGTACTTTAGATGGTACTCAAACTCACAGATTAGTTTTAGAAGGACTCTTTGGACCTGTTTATAAAGCCACATCAACAGCAGAACTTATAGAGAAAGGACAATTAGCAGGCTTTAAAATA